GGGGTTCGAGCCCCCTTGCTTCCACTCGAAAAAGCTGATAAAATGGGCATTCCCGGGCAATGGGTAGTCGAATAGTAGTCAAAATAGTAGTCAAGCCTAAAACGAAAGGAGTTTTTTGCAAAGATTCCAATAATTTTATAGTGAATGAAATGTGACGGATACATGACGGGTAGACCGTCTTTTTTTATGCAAAAATTTAAGCATAAGGAGGAATGACCTTATGGCAAAATTCAGATTTTCAGATGAAGCACTGGAACGTATTTTCAGTAAAGAACAGATGGGAAGTGTTCCGCTTAAATATCAATCAATCGTAGTACATGCCACAGAGGAAGTTATAGGAGAACTTGGTAATGCTTATGAATTTCAGCCCGTTGGGACTTTTGAACAAGCCGACATATCAGACACTTGATGAAGTGGAAATTGCGAAACAGATAGAATCAATGGAAGAAAAGGAGAATAGCCATGCCACAGCCGATTATGAATCCAAATTATTTCAATCCGCAGTATAGGACACCTATGTACGGACAATTTATGCCACAGCAGGAACAATTCCAGCCACAGCAGTTTATGCAACAGACACAGCAAAATGCGGTACAGATGTACGGTCGCATTGTACCTGCGCAGGAGTGCATAGCACCTAATGAGGTTCCTATGGATGGCAACACAGCATTTTTCCCCAAACAGGACCTGTCGGAGATCTATGCTAAATCATGGGGAGCAGATGGAAAAATCTATACAAGGATCTACAAGCCTATTTTAGATGCAGACCCTAACAATTTACCGTCAGAAACAGAAAAGACGAAATTTGACCTATCAGACGAAGCCACAGCGGTATTTATGAAGCGTTTTGACGAACTGGAACAGAAGATTGAGCAGTTGAAATCTTCACAATCGCAAAGAAAAACTCCGCAATCGCAAAGAAAGGATGATGCAGAATGAATATGATGAACCCTATGCAGATGCTTAAGACAATGGGGAATCCACGACAGTTTATCCAAAATATGATGGGAAACAGTCAGATCATGTCAAACCCTATGGCTAAAAATATAATGGGCATGGCTCAAAAAGGAGATTTTGCTGGAGTAGAGCAGTTAGGAAGAAATATTGCTAAGGAACGAGGTATGGATTTTGATTCCGAATTTGATAAATTCAAGCGTCAGTTTCCTATGAAGTAGATACTAAATTCTTGCAAGATTAAGTATAAAAAATCTTATATGGAGGTAAAAATTATGTTTGAGAGTAACAATACTCCCTTTACCATGCCTGTTATGCCGGCTAATGGCGGATACGGTAACAACGGTGCATGGGGTGACGATGGTGCCTGGTGGATTATTATTTTCGTCCTTTTCTTTGCTTTTGGCGGTTGGGGCGGTAATGGATGGGGCGGTAATGGCTCTAACTCCAGTTACTACACCGATTCTGCATTGCAAAGAGGGTTCGACACCCAGTCTATCATCGGTAAACTGGACGGAATCAACAACGGTCTGTGTGACGGATTCTACGCTGTAAACAACGGTATGCTTACCGGATTTAATGGCGTAAATACCAATATTTTACAGACCGGCTATGGCATCCAACAGGCTATCAATGCAGACACCGTAGCAGGAATGCAGAATGCTAACGCTTTACAGGCACAGTTAGCGCAGTGCTGCTGCGATACCCGTGAAGCTATCCAAGGTGTGAACTACAATATGGCAACGAATACTTGCGCATTGCAGAACACCATGAATAACAACACTCGTGACATTATCGACAGTCAGAATGCCGGTACGAGAGCAATCCTTGACTACTTATGCCAAGACAAGATTGCAACTCTGACCGCAGAGAATAACGATCTGCGCAGAGCAGCTTCACAGGATCGGCAGAATGCACTTCTCACTACTCAGATGGCGGCTCAGACACAGCAGATCATCAACACTGTGAAACCTGCACCTATTCCTGCATATCAGGTTCCCAACCCTAACGTATATTACGGGTGCGGTTGCAACACTGGTTGCGGATGCTAAAACTGCATATCGAGTAACTTAACCTTATGGTTATGTCTGCTATGCAGTATTACTTATAATCAAAGGGCAGACTATAATGTTTGCCCTTTTGCACATTGAAAACAGAATATTAAGTTGATGGATTTTTAAAGTCGTGGTACAATTTTCAAAAAAGAAAGGAGCGCCAAAATGGTTATTTTCAGACAACATAGAGGTGGATTAGCTGAATCCCTAGAAACGGCAAGGGAATTTGAAAACTTTGATGATATGAAAAAATACATATATCAAATTCACAAAGACTTTTGCCAAAAGATAGGAGCAACAAATGCACCATTTGAAATATCAGACATTGTAATTGACACTACTTCAAAAACAGAAGATGTGAGAACGAATTGGCACGATACAATGTATGTTTGTGTTAAACGATACGGAGACGAAGATTATATTGAAAAATACGGAACTCCGCAATGCATAGGAATGTGTGCTACAGACTACAAAAATAAATAATGGATTTTCAAACCATCAACTAATATTCAGTTGGTGGTTTTTTATTTTATGAAAGAGAGGTATTTATTATGGCTGAATATACAGCAGTAGCATTACAGACTGTGGCAGCAGGAGCAGACGTTGCCTTTACCGAAACTGCCGTGAATGGAAGTGGTTGTATCACTCATAGAGAGGGATCCGGGATTGTGAAACTTAGAGGTATCACTAATCAGTGTCGAGCAAGATTCCTTGTAAGCTATTCCGGAAACATTCAGATTCCCACGGGTGGAACTGTTGGGGAAATTTCCCTTGCGCTGGCAGTAGACGGAGAACCTTTACAGTCCACAAGAATGATTGTAACTCCGGCAGCAGTAGAGAATTTCTTCAATGTATCTGCACAGGCTTACATTGATGTCCCTCGTGGATGTTGCAGCACGGTAGCAGTTCAGAACACTTCTACACAGGCTATCGAAGTGCAGAACAGTAATTTAATTGCCGTTCGTGAAGCGTAGGAGGTGGAAATCATGGATGTTAAAAGAATGCATGAAATGATTGAAAAACTTTCTGAATGCGCTAAAGCGCAGTTTGACAAAGGAATTGACAAAGTAGATACTTGCGAAATGGGAAAAGTCGTTGATATGATGAAAGATTTGTCAGAAGCCATGTACTACCGTGAGTTGACAAAAACCATGCAGGACTATGACCAGGACGAAGTCATGGAAATGTTTGAACGGTACGGTGACGGTGGCAAGCGTTTCTACGACCATTACCGCTATGCTGATGGAAGATTTGCACCTAAAGGGCATGGAACGTACCGTAGAGGATATGAGGAACCGCCTTATTATCACATGACACCGGAAATGTATCACCGTGACATGGACAGAGACATGGGAAGAATGTACTACACTGAATCTTCTGCATCTACTGGTCTCATGCGTGATGCAAGAGAGGGTAGAAGCGGAATGAGCCGAAGAGCATACATGGAAAATAAGGAACTGCACAAGTCTAATACTCCTGCGGACAAGGAAGCAAAAGTGCGTGACCTGAACACCTACATGACGGAACTGGCAACGGATATGTCCGAAATAATCAATGATGCCACACCGGAAGAGAAGTCTGTCCTTAAAAGCAAGCTGTCTGCACTTGTAACAAAAATCGGATAACACACATAAGGGGCTTATTTAGCCCCTTTTATGTTGGAGGTGGTAAGATGTTCACGATAAATGGAATCGTTTGGAATTTAAGGCTTGTAGAGCCACACAGCACTATGCTAATGCGTTCTGATAACACATACACGTTTGGAATGACAGACAGAAATACGCAGTGCATTTATATTTCCAACAGAATCAATGGCTCATTCTTTGACCGTGTTCTCTGCCATGAGTTGTGCCATGCGTTTGCATTTTCATACAACCTTACCATGCCGATTGAGGTAGAAGAGATTGTTGCAGACTTCCTAGCCACTTATGGAAGAAATGTGTTTACACTGGCTGATGAAATTATCAAAGATTACATGAGAATGCTTGCGTAGTGCTTTTACAAATGCTATAATTAATAGTGACCAAACTATAATTTATACCAGCTGAACAGTAGCAATACTTTTCAGCAAAAGCGCATCAAACATGTATTTTTAAAAGAAGAGTGTCCTTGTCGTGGAGGACATTCTTTTTTTACACAAAAATAAGGACATTCCGTAGAATGCCCTTAAAATCCTATATTCTATTGTAATTTTATGACTTCTTTATGACCGGTCCATATACTTGTTTCATATTCCAGTTCAATACTCTGTGCATCCTGTGGAACTACAAATGCAATTTTGTAAGAGGTATTTCTTCCACTTGAAATATTCGCATTCAACGAAGAGTTTTCCACAACACTGTAATTCTGTTCGCAATCTGTATTGTCTGCGTAGCACTGGAAATCATAAATGCTTACATACTTATCATCTTTGCTGTTATTCTGATAGGAAACATCAATCATTATGTATTTCATTCCGTCTGCCGGAGTGTTCCAACCGTATTCATCCTCATAGTCAGTGAAATCAAGGTCAAAGTCATTGATTGTGACTTGCAAGCCGTCCGCATCGAATGTGTAACCGGGAGAAATGACAGTATCTGACTTATTTATGATAGGCTCCGGTGCCTGTTCCTCTGTAGATTCTACAGAAACTTTTACTTCTGCAATAGGTATAGTAACATCGTCACCAGGTTTGTTACCTATGTTGTAAACTATGATTGCAAGAACACACCATATAATAGCAAACCATGAACCAGTATGCAATTTATTCTTTTTATCACCAGTAGCAATGTCGATTATTGCAAGAATAACAGCAACCGGAAGAGTAAATGTCAAAATAGAAAACACAGCCGCCAACGTACTTAATGTGCTCTGCTTTTTCTTAGGCGGCTTTTGATTGTTCTGAACTGTCTGATTTTTTTGCTGTTCCAAAATGTCAATATCAAATTTAGACATGCAAGAATCACAATAACCTATTCTGTGATATATCGGCAGTCCTTTTTCGTCCGTAGCCACTTGTTCCGGAACAACTCTCATTTCTTTACCACATTTGTAGCAATTCATAATATTTCCCCCTATAGGTTTTATTAAAAATCTCATTTTTTGAGATCTTTTTCGTAAAAAATTTTGTGTCAACCGTTTTCATACCCCCGTAGGTCTGCATTTTCAACCGAAAATCTCGTTTTCAGAGGTTTTTGAAAGAAAAATTTTTCTACAAATTTCGTGCTAAAAATTTTCAATCCCCCCGGGGTAGCACTTTTCAAGCTGAAAAATCCGTTTTCAGAGATTTTTCACTGATTTTTTTATGCCGATTGAAGGCATGAAACGCTTGTAAGCTCTTGTGGTGCATCCGGTCACCGTGTCGCAGCTTTCGCAAGGTCTCCGACAGCCGAAAGAATAGCATCGTGCGCAGACCGCAACAGCTCCGCAGATTCAGGAGACAGAACACCGGCGGAACTCTCCACCCTTATGACGGTTTCCAGCCGTTCCCCGGCATCAGATACGTTCTCCATGATGTCATATACATGACAGATTCCAACTTTTCGCATTTTGGCAAAATCCCCCTTGTAATATTTGATTGTACACCAAGACAGCGCAAGCCGTCAATATATCCGGGCGCAGGATCTGACCGGATCCGGTAGAAAAGCAACGCAAACAGACCGCCAAACGGCAGTATATCCACCCAGGACACGACAAAAAGACGGTTGCAAGCCGTCTTTATCTGTTTTCAAGTTCAAAAATTGCCCACCGCAGGGCGGCGGCTGTCTCCGTGTCGTGTTCGCGCTCTGCGCGTTCCAGTAGCTTATAAAGCCGTTCGGTGTTCTTTTCCTTCATGTTTTTTTCTCCTTTCGTTTGAATATAAAACCGCCGCCGGTAGTGATCCGGCGGGCATCCTCTGCGTCGGCTATTGTTCGATGATTTCAAAGCATTTTTTTATTTCTTCCAAGCTGTGACAGCATTCCCCGCCGGGATAGTGATATATAGCCATATAATATCCACCGCCTAAAGGTTGCATATCTTTCAAATACGCTCTAAAACCTCCGTTTCCTTTTATGATATTTGGGTATCCATCTTTTCGCATTTTTTCAATTCTTGTCATGTTCCTATTCCTCCATATTTTCAATTTTTCCCGTTTCCGGGTAAAAGCAAGCCGGGACTCGATCCCGGTTGTAAGCCTGTCTTACTTGCTTAACTCTCTGTAATATCTGATGATGTACCAGGCAGCAATGTCGGAAAATAAAGCGGTTATAATTTCCATACTGTCAACCTATTATTTTGCCTTGCTTGCGTGTTTTTCAAGTTCCCTGAAAAGCAAACAGCAAGCTAATTTTTCGGATTCTTCCTCGGTGAATTTTTCCTTTTCTTCTTCTGCCTGCTCCAAGATTTTTCCCACCCAGTCGGATGCAGAACGTAAATAAATTTCATCAGATACAGGGAAAGCGGTTGGAAGTCCTGACATCCAGTCAATAAATAATTCTTGACGGCTCATTCTCCTGCAATCATATTTTACTTTTTCAATGTAAAATGCGTTCATGATATCTTTACAAATATCGTTGTATTCTTTCTTCGCTTCCCTGCCGTTAAAGGTATAATATTCTTCCGCTGATTCGTAAGCGTCAATAATTTCCTTTTTTATGTTCTCCATTGCCTTTTTACAATTTGTTTTCAACATATTGCTTTTACCTTTTCACCCGTGTTATAATTTGAGTGCCTTTCTTTTTGGGTGCCGGTGTTCGCTTGGTAGGTGGTCACCGGCTTTATTTATTTGTTGAGATAACTATAACAGATATAAGGCACAAAAACAAGATGCAATAATATACAAATATAAGGCACAAAATAATCTTTTTTATTGTACAAAATGCATAAGGCACAAAAAGAAACATGATTATATTATAGTAGATAAAAAATAATATTGACATATAAGGCACAAACAAATATAATAAAGATACATTTATATAAGGAGGTGCAAACAATGGAGCGAAAAACAACAGACGCAACAAGGAAAGCAATTTACAAATACGACAACAAATTCGAACGGGTGAATTGCCGTTTTGCAACTGGCACAAAAGACCGTATCAATAAATTAGGTTATAAGAGTGTGAACGATTTTATAAAATTAGCTGTTGCGGAAAAACTGGAGCATGACGAAAAAATATTGAAATAAGGCACAAAAACATATTTACATATAAGGCACATAATGTTATAGTGATATCACAATATCAAACAAGTGATATCACACTAATGATGTCATGATATCACAGCCATGATATCACAAGAAAAGGAGGTGCTAAAATGGCGGAAACATTTAACCAAATGATTAGATTCCCGAAAGACCTAGAACCGCAGATCAAAGCGCAGGAAGAAAAGAACGGTATAAGCGTCAACCAGTTTGTTATAGGTGCCGTGATCGCAGCATTGCAACCAGTACAGCCGCAGGCAGTGACAGAGCAACCGAAAGAAACACCCGTGACAGGCTCTAAAAGCCCCATAGACGAGAAAATCGCACTCATGCAGGCAAATGAACGGCTACACGCTTTACAAGCCAAAACAGCGGCAGAAAGAGCCGCTAGAGAGCATGGAGAAGTTGCACCAGTCGTTAAACATCCTCCGAAATGGGCAGGCTTACCCGGACAGCGACCAGACGAAAGCAACGTTGAATGGGTAGAACGCAAGAGGAAAGAAGCAGAAGAAATTTATAAGCAAGGTATGGAACGAATACAAAGAGAAAAGGAGCAGAAAGCATGACAGGAACACCGGAACAGATCACAGAAAAGAAAGCTTACCGGATCCGGTCAAACGTCCGGCAGTTCTTCAGGTACTACCGGGAACAGCTGGAAAGCACCGAATCGGAAAGACTGAAAGAATTTAACCGGGCAGAACTCCAAGCACTGGAAACGGTGCAAGCGGAAACGCTCCAAGCACTGGACAGTATGACAGATCCGGAGTTATTGACCAACAAAACCGCATACGGTGACAGGGCACTAATTGACCGGATCACAGCGAGAGCGGAACGGATAAGAAGAACGGGAAAATCAATAGCATAAACAGGAATTGAGCAGGTGTAACAGCCTGCTTTTCTTGATCTATTTTCACTGCGACATTTTAATGTGCTAAATTTTGTAGACAAATTGTAGACAAATTGTAGACGCAGATTAAATAAAAGGAGATTAGATAAAATAAAGGTTAGATAAAATAAAAATAAATAAGAGCAGAAAGATATTGTATAACCAAGTATATATAAATACTAGAGCTGACCAGCTACCACCAAACACCCATCTGCAAAAATCACCTGTCTGTCTGTCAAATAACCCCATTTGTCAAATTTAACCACATGATATTTTTTAATCGCATGATTTTTTATTGCTCAAGATCACCGGCAGACATACCACAATAACAAATCGTCAAATGCGTAAAAGGTTGTGATATTATGTTGTGGATTTTTTAATAGTCCTTGTGTTATGATTAAATCAGTTAGGGAGCCGACGCTAACACGGTGCGAGTGACAGCGGTGCAAATCCACCCCCCTCTGGATATACAGCCGCCCAGATTGTAACCAAGACCACCGGAGCCGACAGACCGGAAACGATCAGAAGTCACTAGCTGATCACTTTTTTAGATTTATGTTTTACTGATACACGTTGAGGAGATCAAAAAAACATGGGTTTATTAAGTGATGCCTAGTGATTTTTTATGCAGATTTTTAGGAGGTGCAGAGCATGGAAAAAGTCGAAAACACAGAAACATCCCAGGTATATGAAAATGACATGGAATTATACCTATCCCAGTTCTGCAAGGATCAGAAAATCGAGGATATTAGACAAGAGTCTCAAAGCGTCTGGAATGCTGCTCTTATGTATATTAAACGTCATGCATTTAATGAGCCTGATTGTCTCAAGTCTAAATCCCTTGTAAATACTACTGGATCATTTACAGGTGGAGTTAGTAACTATAACGCTTATAACTATGATTTAGTTAACCGTATATGTGATTATTATATATATATGTGTATGATGTATGATAAAGAGGTATCAGCTATAGGATTTAGCTTATTAACAGGTATAGACAGATATACAATAGCTACATGGAGAGATGAGGGGACTAAATTAAGTCCGTCGTGTTCTGACATCGGCAAAAAGATATCGGATTTCCGTGAAGAGTCTTTAAGCGCAAAACTTGCCACAGCAAAGCGCAACCCTGTTGGGATCCTGGCAATATTAAATCGTCACTACGGTTGGAATCTTCCTGGAGTATCGAAAGAGCAGCAGAACCATAAACAGTCCTTAACTGCTTCGGATTTGCCACAGTTAGGCAGTATAAATGGACAAAATACATCAATGTTGACCGATTTCGGCACAGATGTAGAGAAAAACATAAATGCGAATGAGTAGCAACAACCTTGGAAACATGCGGAAATACTGGATGGTTAAGGATGTGTCAATAAAGACTGCGTGAAAGATTAGTTTAACGCATAGTTGAAAATCCACATAACACACCGGGGGGAGGGGGTCTGACAGAATTTGAAAAAAACCCCTACCTTAGTCCCTCAAATTTCCTCAAAAATAAAAAGACCCATTAAGGAGATACGCAATGGAAAATCAGTGTAAAGGATGTTGTGGCACTTGCAAATATGGAATATATAACACGGTGGGAGCTTATGTATGTATTAACGGAGATAGTAAATACGTGACAGCTTTTGTAAAATACAGTCATGTTTGTGATAAATATGAGAAGAATGCAGAAATGTCAGATAACGTAAATCACCCCAGTCATTATGAGACAGGAAAATATGAGTGCATAGATGTGATGATTGAGACTCAGGGGATTGAAGCTGTGAAGAACTTCTGCATCTGCAATGCTTTTAAATATCTTTACCGGCATGATAATAAAAACGGTGTAGAGGATGTTCGGAAAGCTAAGTGGTACCTGGACAAGTATCTGGAACTGGTTGAATCAGACAAAGAGAAGCTAAAGAAATCTTTTGAAAACTTGGAAAGAAGCATTGAGATTATTCAAAAAAATTGGAAAATACCGCCAAATATTGAAATTGCTATACCGCTTTGCAAACATGAATCTGAAACAGACAATGATGAAAAAGTTTGTGTGGAAGAGGATTTAAGTAAAGTTGCAACAATTCCTACGTTAGATACAGGATCAAGAGCGCATAACCCACAAACTGCTAAGAATTTTGCAACTTCTGTATGAATTTACAATGATCGAGGTCACTTATGCAGATCTACGGAAAAGAGATTAAAGACGAATGTTCAAAATGCGGTGAAGTCCTGCAATGTGAATTGTTTCTGCAAGGTCATGGAATTAAGAGAGACCGTGAGAACGTTACGGAAATGGTTAGCTGTCAGATGAAGCACCAAAAGAGCAGACTTGATAAAGAGCCTAAAGGGGAATTGCCAGTTAAGGAGAAATGCGAATTGCCACCTGAGATTAAAGAGATTTACACAGAGGTTTGGAAAATCCATAAAGAGTGTGCTAATCCGAAAACGGATGATGATTGGTCGTATCTTATCAGACATGGCAATCTGCTGATTAAAATGCACAACAATAGCCAGTTTGCTAAAGCACTGGTAATGGCAATGATAGATGAAATTGAAGGAAGGACGAAGAAAAAATGCTTGGATTCATGATCTTAAAGATAATGACAACATTAGTTTTTGCAGTTTTTGGAATATCTGCTTTGTGGTATGCTCCAAAACAGAAAGCGGCATCAGACGGAGTAATTTTCTTCGCACTTGCAATGTTCATTGCATTTGGAATAACTTTTATGTGGGTATAATATGTGGTTGCCGGAGATTATGCGAATTATCCCATATCATATTGTTGAATGGGTTAAATTCATAAAGCCATTGTTATTGCCGAATATTCTATGTTGTGTTGGCATTGGATATGTGTCCGAGAAATCAAGGCATCAAGAGTGTATGCAGCCTGTGCGTGGGAAATGAAAAATGAAATAATGCGTTCGACAACACAAAGTTTTACAGAGTACCGTGCGCAGGCGTGACAATTAAGCAATATAGGGTGTTTCACGAAAATAATCCGGGAGCAGATGGTCTCTCTCCCGGAGTTTAGGGCTATCGCCAAGCGGTAAGGCACAGCACTTTGACTGCTGCATCCCAGGTCCGAATCCTGGTAGTCCTGTTTCGCAGATGTTTTCTTCTTTCGGTCTTTGCCATCTGCGAATTGTCTTCCATACTTTTCCATTGGAGACACTCCTTTCACCTCATAGCGGAATGCTGTTAAGAGCCGTCACAAGGCTCGTGAGGGTTTAACCGGTTTATGATAGCCCGGTTTTTGCGGAATACCGTTGTAGGTTTTAATCCGTGGGTTGTCAGTAAAGACATTAAAATCCCGCACAGCCATTGCGGACATAAAATTGGCGTAGGTGGTTGGGTCGCTCCCAACTAGCAGGTAACTGGCGGATGCCCTGCGAAAATAAAAATAGCCATAAGTGTTGCGCTGCGTCAGCGCCTTAAATGTAGGCATACAGCTTATGGAAACGCACATTGGGATGTAGCGCAGTTGGCGAGAGCGGCTGTCTTATACACAGTATGTCATGGGTTCAAGTCCCATCATCCCAATAGGTGTTGTTGCAAGTACACTCCGAGTATGCTTATTACAGAAGCATAGGGGATAAATACACCGGTTAATGTTTATCTCATGGGAACTTGATAGAGCCGCTTGCGGCTGACTAAAAGATCCTTGGGCAGAGGAAAACCAAGTAAAAAACCTCCCCTTGCAGATATGGTGTAATGGTATCACAGTAGCTTGCTAAGCTATCCAGCAGAAATGCTGTCAAGGTTCAAATCCTTGTATCTGCGTTTATCTTTATCTCCACTTAGTCTGGCACTACTGCAATAGTTCAGGTCGATGGGAGATGTATGGATAGTAGTTGCTCATTATCGGTTAACGAAAAACACTTCTGTGAGTAGAATTTGCAGATTCAAAAGCAGTCGAGCCTTGTTTGGGTCGGGTGGGTTCGACTCCCACGGCAACTATTCCCTGTCTAAAACGTAAGCCACATACGATTAGCGAAAACCAAGCCTATGAAGTAGAGAACAGACAAGACTGTGAGATTGTGGATAGTCAGTGACAAGTGGGCGGTGCACATTTGGTTATGGCAAGCGCAAGCCATAAAAGGTTTTACGGTGCGATTCCCATGCATAGCTTTAGTGGAAGAGCGGCATCTGCATAGGATGTGTGTCGGCGGTTCGATTCCGTCTGCATGGGTTACGGAGGACATGAGGATGAATGGATTGAAAGATTATCAACCAAAGACAGAAGCATTACGAAATTTTGGCATAGATGTTTCCAAAGAAGCAGTAGAAAAATACGCTTTGGAAAATTTTGGAAGGATACCGCAAAGTTTTATTGAAAGAGATTTTGCAAGGAACTGTAAAGTGATGGAAGAAAGCAGAAGGATTGTGAAATAAAATGAAAGACACGATATTATACATCAGTGATAGAGAAGAAAGAGTAGTAGATTTCTTAAAATATCTTCAAAAGAAACTGGAAGATAATAAAAAGTGGTGCGATTTAGATTATCAGCACGATATTTTAAAAACTGAAAATTATGATATTGTTGGAAAATCATTTTATGGAAGTCGTTTAGGGTGTGGATATGGGCATTGTTTATATTACTGCATCGATGAAACAATTGATAAAAACAGAATGACGGATAAAGATAATCAACAACTAATGGAAATACTGTTTCATGTTAGAGAAGGAGCAAAAGAAGTATCCGAACAGGAAATATTATATATGCTTGATATGAAAGTAGGTGGATGAAAAAATGAGTATGACGGCAGTAATTGAGAGCATAGAACGTGATGCGTTTCGACAGGTCACACCTAAAAACATCGGTAATATTGAAAATGTAAAAATTGAATGTACAACACTGGGAGAAGACCCGATTGTAGTGGCAGATACAAAGGAAGACGAGGAAGCTTTGAAAAAATGTTTTTATGTAAAACTGTCCGAACATCGTTGTAGCAAATGCAACCGCCTGTTAGGTAAATTCAACGGACAGGCTGAAATCAAATGTCCAAAGTGTGGGAAAATCAATATAATCGGAGTAGAACGATGAAATTTTGTTTCGGAGATATTGTTGTTGTCGAGGAAAATCAGATAGGTGTTGTGGTTAAAAGCTGGTGTAAATCACTCTTAGGAGCAGAAGCAAGCCATGATGTGTATGTGAGAACGACAGGACAGATTGTAAATTACCCGGAATCGAAGATACAGAGGTATATGGTACGCCATAAATATCTTGATGAACAGGAAGTCGAGTGGAACAATAATGCCGTATATGGCAGATAAATATAGCATTTCAGAGCACCAGTCGTAGAGTGCATACGCAGAGAGCCAAATTTCCAAAATTTTAGGGAAGGAGGCTCTTTTATATTGGCAAGTCAGAGCCTTATATCGGCAGTAAACAGCTATGACAATTACATACAACGCAAGGGAATTGATGAACAGGTCATTGATGCGTACATACAGGCATTATCGGTTGCATTTCGGTCAGAAAATGATGTTAAGTACGGATTGCAGCAATCAGCAAAAACAAAGTCACTCATTGCAAAATATGTCAAAGAAAAGACAGGCGGAAGAGTTGCTGATTTGGAAGTATACGCAGGGGATAATGATACATCATATAAAATTTTAGATCAATTTTACAATGTTTTAATGTATGAATCAGCGTATCTAGTTGACAGCTTTTTTTATTACATTGAAGTTGATGAAAAAGACCCGTGGAGAAGATTTTATTTTCCAAGAAGAAACGTTTTGAAACCAGTAGTAGGAGCATATCAAGAAATTTACGATGGAAAACTGGATTTTCTATCAGTTTCCCAGCCAAAACGTACAGGAAAGACAACCGGAGGATTGAGACTGGCACAAATGATGGGTGGAAGAGACCCAGACGGAAGTATTTTCGGTGTTGGAAAAGGTGAAGGACTGGTAAAGAGGTTCTACGGTGGTCTTTTACAAGGATTTGAGACTGAAAGTACTTATCAGCGGTTTTTAAGTGTTTTTCCGGAAGCTACAAAAATAAGCAAAGATGGATACAAGAGCGCAGAAAACCTTTCCATAGACCTAAAAAGCAAGAATATCTTTCCAACATTTACTTGCCGACCTATTGATGGCGCAATCGTAGGTTGTACCGAAGCAAACGTGCTTGTCTATATTGATGACTGCGTAAAGAACCATGAGGAAGCAAGAAACAGAGACAGGCTAGAGTTCCTGTGTGAAAAGGTCACAGATGACGTTTTAGGACGTAGATTAGAGGGTACACCTATTATTATCCAGGGAACAAAATACAGCCTGTATGACCCTATTACAGCGTTACAGACCAAGGCTGATGAACTAGGGTGGAGATGGAAAGAGGTTGCAATTCCGGCACTTGACCCTGTAACGGACGAAAGTAACTGGGAAATATACCGTAAGGATAAATGGGGACTTAGAAAGATTTTTACAACGGACTATTATCGGAAAGAGAGAAAACTTGTTTCAGAGGAAACATGGGAATCTGAGTTTCAACAATCACCGTTTGAAGCAAAGGGACGTATGTTTGCTGAAAAGGAATTGAACTACTTTGAAGAACTTCCGATTGACAGAGAACCAGACGCAATCATGGCGGCCTGTGATAGCGCAGATAAAGGAGAAGATAGCTGCTCAATGCCTATCGGTTATGTGTACGGAAACGAGGTCTACATAGTAGATGTTGTGTTTGATAATGCAGGAACACAGTTTACGAAGCCGGAATGTGCAAATATGCTTATTAAGCACAATGTAAAGACTGTGACATTTGAGAGTAACAGTGCCGGAGAATACTTCGGTCGTGATGTTATGGACATTGTAAAGTCGCAGGGAGGAAGATGTAGCGCAAGGTTTAAGTTTAACTGTTCCAACAAAATTACGAGAATGGAAAATGCAAGGGATAATGTAATTCGTGATTATTATTTTCGTGATTTCAAGAAAATGGACAGGCAGAGCCAGTACTACAAATTCATGAAGGAATTAACCACTATGACACGTAGCGGAAAAGTAAAACACGATGATGCACCAGATAGCATTGCATTGTTTGAAAATGAGATGCGTAGCGGATACATAAAGCCAACAGTAATTTTGCCAAGCCCTATATAGGAGGTAAATCGAATGGTGACCAAAGAGGTTTTATCTCAATACATAGATTTACAGGAAGAAATCAAAGAAGTACAGCAGAAGATTAAAAAACTTGAATCGGATATCAGAAAAATTGAATCGGATGGGAATGTTGTTGACAGCGTATCAGGTGGATGCGGGGGCACTGAACATTTCCGTATTGAAGGATTCCCTTATCCAGAGTACAGCAGAAAACGAACTTTGCTTTATTCAAGAAAGGCTACTTTACAGCTTTTAGAGGACGATTTACTGCAAAAAAATAATGAAGTCGAAGAATTTATTGCAAGCGTTCAGGACAGTCGTATAAGACGGATCATAAATTTACGTTTTATTGAAAAATTATCATGGAACAAGGTTGCTGATAGAATCGGTGGTGGAAACACAGAGGATAGCGTAAGAAAAGCATTCGATCGTTACATGGCAAATTAAACTTGTCCGATATGTCCGATTTTTCCGTGATACTATTAAGATGCAGAAAGATTCCAAGATATTTTTCATTTCCTCCTCAGATAATGTGAAGACTCCAGAAATACCGCTTTTATCAGCAAGGGCGGTATTTTTGTGCGCAGAAAAGAGGTATTTATGATTTTTAACCAAAAAATTAGAGTGTACTGTCCGAAATGCGGACGGTTGGTCGGTGAATGCAGTTCAAAATCACATATCGACAAGAAATATAAGTGCCGGAATTGCAATAAGATGGTTGTTTACCATACAGAGACCGGAGAACGTGAGATTAAGAAACCCCCAAAAAGAGATCAGAGTAGTGGAATGACATTTATGTAGGTGATAAAAATGCAAACTGGAAGAATTGTACTTTATACGGATGTAGAAGAAATTACATACAAAAATGTCATTGATGTTTTGAGAAATGCCATGACAGACCATAGGGTAAATGCAGCAAGGATTAAATACCTCATGGAGTATGATGAAGGAAATCAACCACTTAAAAGAAAAAAGAAAGTAAGAACAGAAATTGATTGCCATTGCGTAGATAATGTGGCAAATGAGATAACGGAATTTTGGAGTTCATTCGGCTTCGGGAATCCTATTACGTTGGTTCAGACTGGAGATGCAGAAGATAAAGAAATTGCAGAGGGAGTAAAAAACCTTAATAAGCAATACAATCTTGTAAAAATCAAAACAAAAACACAAGAAATTGCAAGACCTATGTTAATAGGTGCTATTTGCAATGTTTTAATCGACGTAAATACAGAATGGAAACCTGGGAAAGCATATTTTACATATGATGTACTTAATCCAATGACTTCATTTGTTATCAAGTCAAGCTATTACGCAGATCGAAGAACAATGCTTGGAGTAACATTCCGGCATGATAAAAACAGCGGAAGTACATACTACACTTGTTACAGTAAAGACAGCAGATACGAAATTAGGGATATGAACAAAATCATCAATGGCGATGCTGTTGAAGATGATGCTAATAAATGGAAACACGAAGAAAGAAGCGGAGAAAAAAATCCTTTAGGAGTTGTCCCTATTGTTGAGTATTTCCGGTCTTATGATCGTATGGGAGTGTGGGAGCGGCAAATTTCCGAAATGGATAATTTGAATCTTATGATTTCGGATTTCTCCAATGATGTTGACCAAAATACACAAGCTATATGGCACACGAATGATGTTGATTTTCCTACTGTTGAGGAAAAAAACGAAGATGGTACAGTTACAGAAAGCGTAAGAAAGCCAAAGTCTGGTGAATGGATGCAAACATATACGGCATCCGATGGAAAAACACCTATTGTAGAAGCACTTGCTGTTAATTATGACTACGAAGGAATGCTTAACAATATACAGGTACGGAGACAAACAATCTTGCAAAAGTGCAATGTACCGCAAAGAAATGATAATTCTGGTGGCAGTACTGGTGTCGCAATGAGTGATGCTACAGGGTGGAGCCATGCAGAAGCAGCGGCATCAAAACAGCAAATGATTATTGATTCGTGCAAAATGGAAGAGGTTGAGGTTGTGTTAGCAGCTATCAATGCATCTTCCTATGTTCCGCAAGATGATCCAATGAGAAAACTTACAATAGCTGATTTAGAGCCAAACATCAAGCGACAAAAGACATACGAAATGTCAACAAAGGTGAATGCAATGGCTACTATGCTCAGTCATGGATTTAGTCTTGAAGATACTACTGATTCCATCCCGTTTTTCGATGATCCAAGCAAGGTATGCAGCAGAAGTGGGGAAGGAGTTCGCAAATACCAAGAAACTATTTATAAAACAAATAGTCAAAATGCTGGAGAAGGTGGAGATGGAGAGAAAGAACCAAATTCTGGAAGGACAATGCAAGACTTGTCAGACCAAATTTCTAACAGCCCTTTAATTGATAAGAACCGTACAGACAAATAAATATCATGATATCAAGCCATTGGGTTTTCCCAGTGGCTTTTTATATGCCTTACGTCAGAGAAGACGTTAATCGCAAGAACTTAGAGAAAAAGTATAAAGAGCAAGATTAAGAAAGAATGAGGTAAAAATCATGGCAGATGTAACCACACAGACAACAGAAACACAAACAAAAGAAGTTAGTGGACAACAGATTGAAAGCAAACAGCCTACTGTTGAAGAACTCATGGCGCAACTTGCTACAGAAAGAGCTGAAAAAGAGAAGTATAAAAACAGATCTGATAAAGCTAGTTCGGAAGCAGCAGAGTACAAGAAACAACTTCGATCTAAGCAGACTGCGGAAGAGCAGGAAGCAGAAGCAAAAGCAGAAGCACAGAGAATTGCGGACGAAGAAAGAGAGTCCATGCGAAAGGAACTTAACCACATTAAGGCAGTAGCTGCCTACAAGGGAGTTTCTGAAAAATCTGTTGAAAAGTTGATTGATGCGGTTTCAGAATCTGACCATACCGCCATTGCAACTATTATTGAAAACGAAAAAAAAGCGGCAGTAGCAGAAGCACAGGCTGAATGGATGCGCACAAGACCAAGAGTGAATATCGGTGGCGGCGAATACTCTGGTATGACCAAAGATCAGATTATGGCAATTCCGGACAGAAATGAGCGCAGACGTGCTATTGCAATGAATCAAGATTTATTTTAGGAGGTATAAACTATGGCAGCAGAAAACAATCTGATTAAGAAAGATGACCTTGCAAGAGCAAGAGAAATTGAATTCGTAAACCTTTTTGGGTATTCCATTAAAAAGTTGGTAGAAGCCCTTGGAGTAACCAGAAAAATCCCCAAGGCAGCAGGAACCATGTTGAAGTCCTACAAGGCAGTAGGAACTCTTCAAGATGGACTGGTTGCAGAAGGAGATACCATTCCTCTTTCTAAATACAAAACTGTACCCGTCAACTATGAAGAGATTACTTTGAAGAAGTGGAGAAAAGCCACTTCCGCAGAAGCCATCATCGAAAAGGGGTACGATCAAGCGGTTGTAATGACTGGCGACGAAATGCTGAAAGATGTGCAGAAGGGAATCCGTAAGAACTTCTTTGATTTTCTTTCTACTGGCACAGGCTCTGCTTCTGGAAAGACTTTCCAGGCTGCACTTGCACAGGCATGGGGACAGTTACAGGTGCTGTTTGAAGATGATGAAATTCAAGCAGTATACTTCATGAATCCGCTGGATGTGGCAGATTATCTGGCAACCGCACAAATCTCTTTACAAAATGCTTTTGGCATGACCTATGTAGAGAACTTCCTTGGACTTGGCACTGTTATCTTTAACAGTTCTGTACCAAAGGGAAGCATCTATGCAACCGCAAAAGATAATATTGTTCTGTACTACATTCCTGTAAACGGTGCGGATCTGGATGAAGCGTTCACTTTTACTTCTGACGCAACCGGATATATTGGAATCCATGAAACACCGGATTATGACAACATGACCTGTAAGGACACTGTTATTTCTGGCATTGTTCTTTTCGCAGAAAGAATTGACGGCATTGTAGTGTCCACAATTACAGGAGATAACACTCTTGGTACACTGACTGTTACCAGTATTGCAAGCACCACAGATAATGGTAAAACAAAGATTACTGTAAGCCCTAGCAAAGGCGCAGGTAACTCTTATAAGTACAAGATTGGAGAATCCGCTCAAACTGTAACTTATGGAAAATCTGTACAGACGTGGGCTGCATGGGACGGTAGCGAAGAGATTACCGCAGAAACTGGAAAGATTATCACCGTAGTAGAATGCGATGGATCTTACAAGGCAGTTAAGGCTGGCAGCAAGGCAGTAGTAGCAAAGGATGAATAAGAGGTAGCACATGGCAGAATATACGACTTTGGAGCAAGTAAAAATCCGTCTGAAACAATTTCATATTGATTCTGAAAGCTCCGAGGTCGTGTTTGATGACCTTGAAGATAACCCTCTGATTGAGCAACTTATCAGTCAAGCGAAAGCTGACATTGTGGCAAAGAGAATGTACCCGGACAGCTACACGGATGAAAAGATTGCAGAGGACTTGAAGCGGTTTGAGAGCGTGATTGTGAACGTGGTTGTGTATGACCATTCACAGGCTGGAGAAAACTTCATGGCAAGCTATTCAGAAAATGGTGTGTCGAGAACATGGAGAGACCGTGAGGATCTGTTTGTTGGCGTATTTCCATTTGCAAAGGTATTGTAATTAAAAGAAGATTGTGCGTGACCATATTGCTGGTGTCAGCAATATGATTGCAGGCGGCACACTTTAAGGGTGGTGGGCGGTGTGCCAACAATAAGTAACAGGAGATATGAAATGAAAGATTTTTTATTACAGACATACACTATTGTATTGCCTATTTTATTAGGATATATTGTCTGGCTCCTTAAACAACAAAAGAAGGACAGGGATGCAAACAGTAAGGGAACAATGCTTCTTTTGCGTGTTCAACTTATTGAGTATCACGATAAGTACATGAAGTTGGGAGAAATTCCAAGTTATGCGTATGAGAATTTTGTAGAGATGTACAATGCGTATCATGCGTTAGGCGGAAATGGAATGGCTACCAAAATGTACGAGGAAATCAAAGAAATCAGATTGAAGAATGGAGGTAAAGAATAATGGATTTTTCACAAGTAGGAACTTGCGTAGCAATCGTAGTTATCTGCTATCTTGCCGGTATTGGAGCGAAGCTTATTCCGGTTATTAAGGATAATTACATTCCGGTTGTTGTTGGCATTGTCGGTGGTATTCTCGGAGTGGTAGGAATGTATGTGATTCCCGACTTTCCGGCAAATGATGTTTTGAATGCTATTGCGGTCGGCATTGTTTCCGGTTTGGCAAGCACCGGGGTAAATCAGATTTACAAACAGGTAAAGAAAGATGCTTGAAGCAAATAAGCAAAAAATGAAGTATTCCAAACAGGGTGAGAAAGTTACAATCTACGACCGTGACGAAAATGGAAACATCAAGTACATTGAGGTTGACGGTGAAAAGATTCCAGTAGTTTTGAGAGAAGCTATCGGATTTTCTGACCCTGTTCTTTTTTCTGCCAATATCAGCAACAAACTGTCGGAAGTACTGGTAAAGGAATTTGGTATTGATGATTCGAGTTCCTATTGTCAGATTGTTACCGATAAGGGATATTTGCCGATTAAGGCAGGAGATATTGTTTGGAAGAAATCTGATGTGGGGCGAGATAGTGATGGACTGGTTGACGATAAGACAGCGGACTATGTTGTAAAAGGTGTAGCTGATGAAGGACTGACAGCAGATTTGTTCTTGTTGCAGAAGACGGTGAAGTAGGTGATTGACTATGGAAGGTGACAAAGAAAAATTAACTATTCCAAAACTGGAAAATGGAATTTTCACTGAAAAAGGTGTATGGATTCACGGATGTGACTATTCTAAAGAAATGGTAGGGACATATGGGAAAGACAATCAATATCAACCTGTTTGACCAAAAGTCCATACAAGCGGCTGTAAAGGCTCTTAAAGACTATGAAAATAGCTTAGAGTATAAATGTAGGATACTGGCTGAAACTTTGGCAGAAAACGGTGTAGAGATTGCTAGAGTACAGATTGCAGACCTTGACGCTATCTTTACTAGCGAACTGATACAGAGTATCCACTCTGAATATGTTGGTTCGGTAAAAGGCGGTGGAATATGGGCGGTTGTTGCCGGAACAGACCATGCGGCATTTGTTGAGTTTGGGACTGGAATTGTCGGACAGAAATCACCGTACAAAGGAAAGTTACCCGAAGGTGTCACATGGCAATATGCAAGCGGAAAAACCATACGGCAACTTGCAGACGGTAGATACGGTTGGTTTTATCCGGCTGATGATGGCAAGTGGTACTTCACCGAAGGAATGCCTTCAAGACCATTTATGTACCTGACTGCAATAGAAATTCGTGAAATTGTATTACAGACAGCAAAGGTGGTGTTCGGTAATGGCGGTTAATGAATATCAATGGGTATCAGATTTCAAAGTCAAGATTGCATCATACTTGAAAATGAAAATACCGCAGAGCCATCCTAAAGCGTATGTAACGGACAAAAGCAAGGATTTGTCAGAACCCACATTCCCCACAGTTTACTTTCATGCTATGCCGTTCACAGAGACAGGACAAGACCTTGAAGGACGGTCTATCAATGGAATCACAGCATCGTACCAGGTGGATGTGATAACCAACAAAAGTCAGGAAGAAGCTGAAGCTATCATGGCTACGGTTGCCGGACTTTTCAAGCGTTTGCGGTTTCAGATAACGTCCATGCCGGAGTTTAGCAATACTTCACAGAACACATACAGAAGCACAGCACGGTTCAGACGAATTGTTGGTGCTGACGATACATTGTAACTATTAGAGCCAAACGGCTCTATTTTTTTATGCAAAATTAAGGAGGTATTTATCATGGCAGCAGCCGGAATTTCTACTTTAGGCATTACTTTCGGATATGGTACAGAGACAACAGCCGGAACAAAACCTACGAGTTTTAAACAACTTACAAGAATAAATGCTATCGGTGGCATTAACATTGAACCGGAGCAGATTGATGCTTCCGCACTGGAAGATGCAATCACTAGATATGTAAAAGGTCGTGCAGATACTGGCGGTTCTTTTGCAGTAACAGTCAACTTTACATCAGAAACAGTGGCTGAATGGACTGCACTTATTACAGCTTATAAGGCTCTTACTGGCGGTAAAAGAATGTGGTTTGAAACCGTTATTCCCGGAGAAGAGAAATCTTTCTTCGTTGTTGCACAGCCGCCTGAACAGATTCCACAGCCTGAAATCGGACAGAATGAACTTCTGACGATTGAAATGAATCTTACCATTGAAGAATACAAGGGATTGGACGCTACCGTTGAACTAACAACGGGGGAATAGCAAGTCAGTCAGAAACAAATAACACTGCCGTGGCTGACTTTGATGAAGCGGTAGACGAAACATTGATTTAAGCAAAAGAGAGCCGTCTTCGGGCGGCTCCTTTCCAACAAAATGTTGGGGAAAGGATATGTTTTTATGAAGAAGATTTTAGTTAATGATGTTGAATATACTTTAGAGTTTGGATTCGGTGCTGTGGAGTGCAAGGATTTGATTCAAAAGATGTTTCTTATGCTTTCCGGTGGCTATGTAGCTAAAAAAGCAAAAAATGTACAGAATCCCACACCAGAAGAAATTGTAGATGGTAGCGGATATATGCTTGCAGAATTTCCTCATGTATGCAAAACGGCTTTTTATGCTGGTCTTATCGAAAACCATGAAGGTATTACACCGGATGAATCCAATGCTTTAATGAAAGAATACATGAAAGCAAACGGTCTTTCTTTTGTGAAGCTGTATGGAGAACTGACAGACTGTATGAAAGAAGACGGTTTTTTCGAACTGTCGGGTCTGACGGAAATGATGACGCAGACCAAGGAAGAAATGGAGAAAGAGAACAGCAAGGTAACGAAGATGCCACAGGATCACAAGAAGAAATCGACTGGCACAAAATAATATGGGAAGAATATTTTCCATTTGCTTTTTCCATGGGAATTTCGATAGAAGAGTTCAAACATCTGAATCCTAAGAAATTAGAGTGGTGCTACAAAGGATACAAACTCAAAAAAGAGGAAGAAGATAGGAATTCATGGCAACGGTGGGGAGATTACGGAATATCTGCATTAATCGTTGCAATAGACCATTGCCTAAACGGTCGAAAAGCACAATCGAAGTATATTGACAAGCCTATTATGGAACGTGCTGACGTTGCTAATAATGAAAAAGAACTTCAGAAGCAAAGGAAAGCGTTCCTCGCAGGACTTATGGCGATGCAGGCTAATTTTGAATTATCACACCCCAAAAAGGAGAAACAAGAATGAGTTTAACAGGAATTGATGTGTCCTCATATCAGGGGACGATTAACTGGTGGGCGGTAAAACAGAACGGAATTGATTTCGCTATTCTGAAAGTCATCCGTAAGGATTTGAACCAGGACAAAAAGTTTGAAGAGAACTGGAAAGGTTGTAAAGAGCACAATGTCCATGTGCACGGAGTATATGAATACGGATATATTACAACGGTTGCAAAATCACGATCTGATGCAAGAAAAGTGCTTACTATTCTTAATGGCAGAAAAGTGACAGTATATCTTGATGTTGAAGATGCCGTTATGAAAGGTCTTGGCAAAAATATTATTTCCATTATCAATGCTTACGGCAAGGTTATCACAGACGCAGGATTGCCATTCGGTGTATACACCGGGGAAAGTTTTTACAAGACATACATTAAACCTTATGGTGGTGTAAGCTATCCCATGTGGATTGCACGGTACGGCAAGAATAACGGCAAGTGTGATGTGAAATATCAACCGCAAGTACCTAACATGGTAGGCTGGCAGTATACTTCTAAAGGTCGTGTAGGCGGCATTGTAGGAAACGTGGACATGAATGTATGGTACAAGGAATTAGAAGCCGTACAGGGCACTACGGAAGCGTACAGCAACCCTTACACTGAACCTACAAGACTGTTAAAGAAAACAGTTCCTTGCATGAGAGGTGATGATGTGCGGTGGTTACAATTCGCACTCATTCATCATGGCTGTTTATCTGCGGTGAATGCAAAAGGAAAGAGCAACATTGACGGAATTTTAGGTAAAGACACAGCAACGGCAATCGGAGTATTCCAAAAGAAAGTCGGAATCAAGGTTGATTACAAGTGCGGTGCGGTTACGAGAGAATATCTTAAAAAATAATTTTAGGAACGGTAGGTGTCACAGCTTACCGTTCTTTTTATGTGTAAAGGCGGTGCGGTATGGCAGATATTGATTCTTTGCAGATTAAAATAAAAGCGGATGCAACTAGCGCAAGTAACGCACTGAATAAACTTGCAAACAGCCTTACAAATTTTCAGAAAAGCTTGTCTATTGATACGTCCAAACTGACAAGCATTTCCAACAGCATACAAAGTATCGCAAATGCCGCAAATTCCATGAACACAAGCGGTATTAAGAACATATCCACACTGACAAATTCCATTAACAGAATGGGGAAAATAGATACAAGTGGATTAAGCAAAGTTTCTTCTGCACTGAAGACTTTTTCTGCTGATATGGCAGGAACAAAAGTAGATGGAATAGGGGATATTGCAAGCATTGCATCGTCTATTTCAAAACTTGGCGGTGTGGCATCCGGCAGAGCAATTACAAACATTCCTTTACTGGCGAAGAATTTAAAGCAATTATTCACCACTCTGTCTACTACACCGAACGTAAGTGAGAACATTATCCGCATGACAAATGCACTGGCAGGACTGGCATCTACTGGTGCGGCATCCGGGAGAGCGGCAAACTCTTTAGGACGAAATCTGAACACTTATACGGCAAGCGCAAAAAGAGCCACGAAGAGCACATTCAGCCTTGCAGCGGCTTTCGGAAAATTCTACGCAACGTATTTTCTTGTTATCCGTGGAATTAAAAGTCTGTGGAAATCCATAGAGGGAACTACGGATTATATTGAAGCATTCAACTATTACACGGTAGCATTTAATAAAGTCGGCAAGGAATGGGGCAAGGACTTTGAAAAATACGGTTACGACAACGCAGAGGATTATGCGCAGAGTTTCGGAAACCGTGTAAATGTACTGCTTGGTAAAATGTCTGGTCTGAAAGTAGATGTAGACGGTGGACTGATTTCTGAAAGCGGAATGAAAAACCTGGGACTGAATTTACAGGAGATTACGCAGTACGCTTCACAACTTGCATCTATCACCAACTCTTTAGGGCAGACCGGAGAAGTCACCACGGCAATTTCAAAGTCCATGACAATGCTTGCCGGAGATATTTCTTCACTGTTTAACGTGGATTTCAGTACAGTTGCGACTAATTTACAGTCCGGTTTGATTGGTCAGTCAAGAGCACTGTATAAGTATGGTATTGATATCACGAATGCCACCTTACAGACCTATGCTTACAAATACGGCATTGAAAAAGCTGTATCTGAAATGTCACAGGCAGAGAAACAGCAGTTGCGTCTACTGGCAATCTTAGACCAGTCCAAAGTATCATGGGGAGACTTGGCAAATACAATCAATTCTCCAAGTAATATGATTCGCCAGTTCACAAATAACGTGAAAGAAGCTGGCATGGTTCTAGGTCAGTTATTTATTCCGGTATTGCAGAAAGTACTCCCTGTCATTAACGGTGTCGTAATCGCAATTAAGAGACTGCTTGTCAGTGTGGCAAGTTTACTCGGAATAAAGATTGATTTTTCTGCATTCGGTCAAGGTGTATCAGGGTACAATGAAAAATTGGAAGATACGGCAGATGCACTGGATAAAGTTGGAAAAAGCGCAAAAAAGGCTAAAAGTTATACGCTTGGTATTGATGAATTAAATATCATTGACCCTAACAGCGGTTCAAGCGGAAGTTCTCCTGCTGGTGGAGCAGGAATTGACCTTACCAAGGAAATCATGGATGCTACTGCGGAGTACGAAAAAGTATGGCAGGAAGCGTTCGACAAAATGCAGAATACAGCTATGGGTTGGGCTGACAAAGTAAGCAAGGTGTTTAAACCAGTAAAAGATATTATAGAAGATCTGGCGTATGCATTTAAGTTTGATTCTGATTCATGGTTTAAGGTTGCCGGAATGGATACATCAAAGCTGGTAACTGGTATTTTTGACTGGTTCACAAGAGCAATAGATTCTGTGGACTGGGAAAAAATTGGAAGACACATAGGTAGTTTTTTGGATGGTATTGACTGGACTGCTGTATTTACATCTGCCGGAAATTTCATAGAAACTGCCATAGATGCGGCAATCGATCTATGGAAAGGAAGTTTTGATGCTGCACCGATTGAAACCACGATTATCACAGCAATAGGGCTTTTGAAGTTTACTGGTGTGGGAGATATTATATGGGGAAAAATATCGGACAAGTTATCAGCCAAAGTACTAGGATCAAGTATAGGAATAGTTCCGACAATTGCAATATCTGCGGTTGCTTGGGAGATTGGTTTTAATGTCGGAAAATCATTAGGTGAAGCACTCTTCCCTGATGATAAAGAAATCTATGAAAATTTCTCGTTTTTTGGAGATGGTGGATTCTTTGATACAATAAAAAACACAGATTTTTCAATACTTTTTGACGCTTGGAAACAGATGAACTCTGATGCGGCAGATTTTTTGACAAAAACAATGCCGATAAGACAGTTTTTTGATTTCTTATCACAATTTAAACTGGACATAAACGATACATTTGGTTTAGTATCAGTGTTTGAAAATTTAAAACCTATTGTTGAAAACTGGTTTAATGAATCTGTCAAGCCTTGGTTTTCTGCTGAAAAATGGAATCAATTAGGGACAAATATTAAGACCGCACTTTCTACGAAATGGAATGAATTTACCGCATGGTGGAAAAATATTGGTTTTGCAAAGTGGTGGAATAACGTAAAATCATACTTTACTACCGAAAAATGGACATGGAGTGGCATTAAAGACGGATTATATAATGCATGGAATAATGCAATAGAGGCTGTCAAACAAATTTGGAATAGGTTTGCAAACTGGATAAATGATAAGTTAAACTTTTCATGGGATCCGGTTGTTGTACTCGGAAAAGAACTTGTTCCGGGCGGAAGTGTAAACCTTGGCAGAATCCCCACATTTGAGACAGGCGGTTACGTTCCTAGTCGATACACAATGTTCATGGCAGGAGAAAACGGAGTGCCAGAGATTGCCGGAACAGTAGGTGGTAAGACAGCGGTTGCCGGTGGAGCTGAAATAACAGGAATCAAAGAAGCTATCAATTCTACGGCAGAAGCACAAATGCGTATGATGGCAGAAGAAATCAGCCTGTTAAAGCAATTACTTGCAAAAGAAACATCTGTAAATATCGGTGATAGAGACATAGCAAGGGCAAGCTTAAGGGGTCAGAAAGCTATGGGATTACAGATTATTACTTAAGGGTGGGATTTATTCCCACTCTTTTTTTCTATGGAGGAAAACACAATGATAGCAAGAGCAAGTGATTTCATCATAGTAAATGGAGTACGTTTTCCGTGCCCAGCTCCTGGAATGGAAATAGTTCGGTCGCAGACGGTTGATTCAGGAAGAAATGTAAATGCTGCAGTTGTCGGTCAAAAAGTCGGAAGAAAATTGTGGAAGATAAATAATCTGCAATGGAACGGACTGGACGCTGAAACATGGAAAGATATGCAAGATGCTTTAGAGCCATTTTTTGTTCCGGTTACGTTTACAGGTGATGATAATGTAAGACATACATACACCATGTATCCAGGAGACACTACCGGAAAACCGCTGTTTTTGGATGATATATTTTATAGAAACTATGAAACATGTAAATTTAATCTAATTGATTGCGGGTGGGAAGAATGATAAAGGCTTCTAATGCTTATAAATCTGCGATGCAGAAAAAAATAAGAGACAGGGCGTACATATCAATTACTCTTGGTGTAGTAAATGGTGATGCACAAAACACGGCTCATTTTGACGGTGATTACGCATACTGGGGAAACAAGGTTTTGCCATTTAGAAATGATGCGGAATATACGGAATATGCTACATTAGAGCAAAATTATATGCGCGTGGACGGTCAAATGTATTTTCTTCCGAGAGAGACAAGCGGATTGTACCAACTACGTAACGCTCCATTAACTACAAAAAACATAATGGAAACTGTAAAAGTAGCATTTCCACAAGAGTATTCTATCAAAGGGCTTACAATAGACTTTGGAAGATATTTCCCAACCAGCTTCAAAATTCTTACAGATGAAAAAGAGTTAACTTATACAAATGACAAACATGATTTTTCAACAACAGATGTAATTGGAGACACTACAAACATACAAATAATTCCTATATCTATGGTCGGAGGAAATAAACGTCTTAGAGTAGAAAAAATTGTAATGGGTGTTGGGTTGACATATAGAAATAATGATGTATCAACATCATCTTTTGAAGAATTTGTCAACGGGATTTCAGCGGAGATTCCATACAGAAAATTATCTGTAACAATACTGGATAAAAATAATGTATACAATGTAGACGATGATAATTCCTTTATCAACTTCCTTGAAACTGGACAAAAAATGGAGTTATCATACGGAATGGTCATGTCAGACGAAACAGTGGAATGGCATAAAAAAGCCACGATGCTTTTGACTAACTGGAACTCTAAAAAAAATCAAATGTCTTTCACCGCAAATGATATTCTTTCAACTTTGGAAGACATCTATACAAAAGGAAACAAAATATACGATAGAACAGCATATGCAGAAGCTATTAGCATTCTAACAGATGCCGGATTCGAGCCTGACGAGTATTTTGTTGACGATTGTTTAAGAGATGTGAGCCTACACAATCCAATGCCGGAAGCATCTCACAAAGAATGTTTGCAGTTATTGTGCAACGCTTCAAGATGCATTTTATTTGTAGATTCTGACGGAAGAGTAAATATTAAAGCCAACTTTGCAAATGTTATAGATCCGGCAGATATGCAGGTTACCTCAAACGGAACTGCGTGGTGGGGAAATGCCACTAATGTATTATATGGAAACAACAATGTATATGCAGAACTGACAAGAGGTTTTATGCGTGTAGACGGTTCACAACTTTTTCTTCCGAGGAATACAGGTACAGCCATCGAACAGACAGGATATGTTACGAGCAATGTTTCTGATGAAAATGGATTGTTTTCGGAGAATCCAGTGCTTACATTAAAACTTCCTGCAGCATACACGTATTATGGATTGTATATTTCATTCCAAGGTAATCCTCCAAAAGAGATGAAAGTATCGACATATAATGGAGATACACTTCTTAAGACTTTCAAATATGATGATTTGAAAGAAAAATCATTATTAAATGATGAATTTGAAAACTTCGACAGTATTCGTTTCGAGATAACAAAAGCATATCCTAAAAACAGAGTTTTGATTGATAAAATCAGTTTTGGAGATTTATCTGATTATGAGTTAAAAAAAGACTCTATGACAGAAAATCCTTATGGATACGCAGAAAGAAAGACAAAAGAAGTTTTCGTTAAAATATATACATTTCAAAACGGAGAGGATAATACACCGCAAGTAGTTGAAGATAACATCTATCTAAAGAAATCAATCAACAATTCTGGCGAAATAAGATATTGTGAAAACCAACTTATTTCAACTGAAGAACACGCAAGAACTGTTGCTGAATGGCTTAGTAATTATTATGCAAATAACATTTCTTACGATGTTCAATACAGAGGTGATCCTGTGTTGGAAGCTGCTGATATTATTTTCATGGAGAGTGATATTGTAAAAAGCTTACAAGTCGAAGTGGAAACACACAAATTAAACTTTAATGGTGCTTTTAGTGGATCGTTGCAATTGCGAAGAGCAATGAGAACATAAGGAGGTTGTAATGAAAAAAATAATTAACGGTCTTCTGTATAATACGAAAACTTCTGAAATAATATATGTTGATGAAATGACAAATAGAAAAATATTCAGAACAGAAAAAGGTAATTTTTTCTTGTTTTATCCAAACGGAGAAATAGTGCCGAAAACAAAAGAAGATATAAAAGAGTATTTGGGGCTGAATGATACAGAGAAATATATAGAATTGTTTGGAGATGTGGAGGAAGCATAATGTGGGCAGATCCTAAAACAAATTGGTCTTCTGAATGGAATGGTAAAACATATATAGGAGATTATTTTTTATATACAGATTATAACCGTATTAAAAATAATCTGTTGGAACTAAAAAGCACTGCAGAATCTATGTATAAAATATCATCTTTTAATCTTGGAGATGATAAGGTTGAAGCAGATCTGATTTATGCCGATGAAGTCACTTTATTTGAAACTACGCTGGCAGAAATTAACAGTTCCACTTTCTCATTTTCCGAACAATTCAAAACATGGAAAGAGAATAAATCGGTTCCAACATATGAAGACTGGAACAGAATAGAATCGTTGCAGTTAAAGATATACAATACGTTAGTAGCACAAAGAAAAGCGCAGAACCGACTTGCCTTTACGCTTGGCGGTCAGAAAGGATTTAAGGTGTAATTATGGCAGATTTAAAAACAAACTATGTTGATGATGTATTAGACACAACTAAAAATCAGTTAAGAAAATATCAGCAAATACAAAATGACGATGGAACTGTTTCTTTTGTTGATGTTACTGAATATACGCAAGTAGGCACATCATTCGGTGCAAAAGACATCAATGATACTAACGCAGCCATAAATGATGTAAATGTCAATTTAGATACAAAAATACAAATAATTACATTATCAGAAAAGACAGGAACGGACAGTAATAGTGGAATTATATATATACCAAAAACATCATATCCTGATGCTAAATGCATTATCCCGTTTGCATATGACAGTACATTGGCGTATCGTATTGGGATTTTTGATGTAAGCACTAATAGTTTTAGATTTGCAGTGCAAACGGCTGTAAACGGGGCATGGGCTGATAGCAAGACTATAACATTTAGTGCCTTAATCATAAAATAGAGTACACACCAATTACGTAGTAGTGGATTATTCATCGCAATCCGATTAAATTAAATGATAATATTAACAGAACCATATACGAAGTTTAATAGTTTTTGCTGTATTATCTATAGTCAAATTTGTGCCGTTTGTGTTTATACGCAGTATTGTAATTTGTTTATCTGCTGATGGCCACCATATAACACCGTATACATTACTATCAGAATCAGCAGGTCTATTCACGTCTATGACTCTATTTGTAGATAAAATAGCATCTGGCAAAGGTATATTACACCACGTAGATGCAGGGCATTTGGCTGTAATGTCAATATACTCTGGTAACTTGCCATTTACAGAAGGAGTGATAGCCGATGGGAGGAGATTAGAAGCAAAAATAAATCAATCAAAAAGAGCATGGTGTAAAAGCCATGCTCTTAATATCTTTATCTGATTCCCCAATCACCGTCATTGTTGACGAAACCAACCACATATCCTATCATGTCATCAACTATGTGTTCCGGGAGTATACTGCTCGGAGACATGAGCGAAACATATCTCCATTTTCTAACGCCATATTCTATTATATGGGTTTTTACGGCAATTTGTATCCCACCATTACTTGTTACAATACATCGTTCACCGTCTTGTGGTTCCCGATCCGCGGAAAGTAGAATAATTTCCCCTGGAAGATAAAACGGCATATAGTAGTCACAGGGAATTTTCAAACCGATATAAGTCTTGGATTTTATATCTTCCGGTAAGTTGTCTATGCAAATAGGTTCTACAGCGTTTGTGGTGGCTATAATTCCATTCATAAGTTGCGGTTTGAGGACAGAAATATACTTGTGCGATTTTTCGAGACTGGAATAGATTTTATCTTGGTGACGGATGAAGTAACGGATGAGGTACAGAGAGTGTTCCGGCAGACTGCGGCATATCTTGACAGATTCCAACATCTTATCTTCCATAGTGCCGCAACCTACCAGTTCATCTACACTTATTCCAAAGGCTCTAGCAAGCGCAACGGCGGTCGATAGCTTTGTATCGTTAGAATTACCGTATAGTAGTGAATTAAGCGTAGAATAAGGCAAATTAGCTTCATCTGCAAGCTTGTACACTGTCATGTCCGGCTCATTAAGAAATTCGTGGAGATTACCACGAAAACTTAACATATAATTTGCACGGTTGACTGATAGATGTGTCGATATTTCTTTGATTCGGTCTTTTTTTATCATGTTTTTTGTCCCCCTTTCACATGATACACTTGTAACATCCCTTGAAACGAGGGACATCAAGTTCTGGCGAGGGCGGTGTTTATTGGCGTTTTCACCGTCCTCTTTTTGTTGATATTTTACAACAATAAAAAACGTGAGTCAAATATATATTGATTGTTTAGAACGTATGTTCTATGATTTGATGTATCGCTACCAAGTGCGGAAAGATTAGGGGGTGTACTATGGGGAAAGAAGATTACAAAGAGGAAATCACAAAGCTAATCAATGCTTGTGATAATTTACACTGGTTAGAGTGCATTTATGCCTATGTTAAAAAACTACTTAAATAAAGGAAAATAGCCAAGGACTTGCGCATTGCCCTTGGCTTTTTCTTATTCGTTTTTTTTTGCGATTGAATCAATCAACTTTTCCAAAGCGTTCCATCCATCTTCGTCCAAGTTGGCCAGTGCGGATACAAGACGGTGCTTAAATGTATCTTCACCGGACTTTTGAATTTCTCCGAGCATTTCCGAGATTTGTTCGTCTTTTGATTTCTGAACAAACATTTCACCAGTTCCATTTCGGAGCCATTCTTCGTTTACATCAAACTCTCTGCAAATAGAAAGAATAACTGCATCAGTAGGAGTTCTCAGACCATTTTCATAATTAGTAATGGTATTTCCTTTTACACCGATTCTTTCTCCGAAATCAACTTGGGTTAAGCCGCTTTCTTTTCTTATTTTTTTAATACGGTCTTTCAAAATATATCACCTCCTTATGTGATAAATATATCAAAAAAAACTCTCAAAGTCAATATTTAGTATTGCATTACAACTCTCGATGTGATATATTAAACTCACGAAGTCAAGAAAAGAGAGGTGAGAATATGAAAAAGCCATATGGATTTGAAATTGATGGTACTAGCATGACTTTGTCTGACAGCGTAGAGTGCATGGCACTTATTATTGCAGAAGAATATTGTAAAGATGAGAAGAGAATCGAAGAAATACAGCAACGGTGTAAAATCCTCGATTCTCTCTCAATGGCACTACTGGCAGTTAAAAAATAGTTCTTATATTTCGCATTGGATTGATAGCTGCTTCACATTTTGCCTGATCCGGTTTTTCTTCCGGCAAAGAATTGACGATTTCTGAATAGTATTGGTCGTACAGGTTCTTAAAATCATCAAAATTTCCGGTATATCCACAGATTTTAGCAATAGCGTAAGCGGATGCGTATTCTTTAGAATCCAAATTATTTCACCTCCTTATTAAAAAGATAAGGAGAGTATATCACAAAAAGGAAGTGAATTGAATGAGTGAAAAAGAGAAAAAAATCGTTGAGAAGTTAAAGAGAGCCATTCCGAATATGTCCGATTTCGACAAGGGATATATTCTCGGCAAGACAGAGAAGATGGCAGAGGAATCTGCCAAGAAAGGAGAGAAGAGTGAAAGCATCAAAAATTGAAATTCGACAGTGCGACGGTGAAAAGGGAGTTTTTACAGAAGTCCTCATTGACGGTCACAAAATCAACGGAGTGAGAAGCTTCACACTAAAGCAAGGGGTTGGGGATGATATTCCTACTCTGACACTTGACCTTAATGCACTTAATCTTGCAACGGATATGAAAGTGTTGCGGATTATGCAGGAGGGGTTAGGAGAAATCGAAAGCATAGTTTTTAAAAATTAGGAAGGAGAAGCATGAGCGAATTAGAAACAACGGTATTGCAGACACCCATTGAGATTGCACTGGGAATTGATGAAAACGGAATGACTACCGCAAGAAAGCTGTATGAGTTTTTAGAACTTGCACAGGGACAATTTTCACGGTGGGCAAAAGCAAATATTACAGATAATGAATTTGCCACAGAAAATGAGGACTGGTGGGGGTTCGACATTGATGTCGAGGGTAATATTGTTAAGGATTACAGACTTACGGCTCATTTTTCTAAGAAACTTTCTTGCAAAGGAAATGGAGAGAAAGCGGAACAGGCAAGGGAGTATTTTACAAGGGTTGAAGAAAAGGCAAAAGAAATGGCTATCAACCGTTCCCAGTTGTCACCACAGATGCAAATGGTTATGTCACTGGCTGAGAGCATGGCACGACAGGAACTGGAACAGAAGAAACAAGCTGAACAGGTTCAGAAGCTGGAAAGTACAGTCACCAACATGAAAGAAATTTTCACAGAGCCTATCGGAGACTGGAAAGCAGACATTAATGCAAAGGTACGCAATATTTCTGCAAAGAGCGGTATCGACTATCAGACACTTTACAATCAGATGTATGGTGAATTGGAAAATGAAGCACATTGTGTTTTAGCAAGGCTTCAGGGCAATAAAATTAAGCGTATGGAAGATGCCGGCAACACGAAAACAGCTATCAAAGAGGGAACTACAAAGATTGCAGTTATTTTTGACAATGCAAGACTGAGAGTAATCTTTGAGAATATCGTAAGGAGATACGCTATGAGGTATTGCACATGAGAAAAATAGTTGATGTTGTCCTTATGGTTTTCTTCTGGCTATTAGGAATATTCACGGGGGTGATTCTACTCTATGTTATATAGAGACAAAAGAATATTAAAGAAGAGAAATAAGAACCATTGTAAATCATATCCTTTAAAAATCAAAATAAAGTTTTGGTTTATTAGAAACGAGGAAATTCTATGGACGATATTTGTTTCTACTATAACCAGTTTAATAGTTCAGTTAGCAATAAAATATTTGATATGAAAAGGAGATTGTGGATTTTATGAGAACAACAATAAAGCTGTTTCTTCCTATTACAATAGCACTCTCCATTACATTTACTTCCACAGCACAGCCTAAAGGCTCATTTATTTCGGAAGAAGCACAGGAGATATGTGTCAAGTACGGTGAGGAATACGGCATCTGCCCGGAACTGCTTATGGCAATGATCGAGAAAGAATCTTCTGGCAGACCGGATGTGGAAAGCGGTGGTTGCAAAGGACTGATGCAGATTTCTGACAGATGGCATAAAGAGCGCATGGAGCGTTTGGGAGTGACGGACATCTACTCCATAGACGGCAATATCCATGTGGGAGCCGACTATTTATCGGAATTGTTTGAAAAGTACTGTGATGTAGGAATTGCTCTCATGGTTTACCACGGTGAGAAAAATGCAACGACTAAAACAGAATTAAGTGACTACGCTGACTGGATATTAACCAGGAGCGCAGAACTGGAAAGGATGAACGGAAAATGAAGAACAGAGAGAAGTATGCGGAACAGATTATTGATATGGCTTTAAATGACATTGAAATAGCTGTTGATAAGGAAGGAAGACTGTGTGATTGCAATGAAATTGACTGCAATGATTGCATGTTTTGTATTCCCGGATGCAGAGAAAGGCTCAAAGAATGGTCAGAACAGGAATATGTAAAGCCTACTGTTGACTGGTCGAAAGTACCTGTGGATACAAAAATTCTTGTAAGAGATTCAGAAGATGGACGTTGGGAAAAAAGACATTTCGCAAGATACAAAAATAATATTGTTTTTGCATGGTGCAACGGACACACATCTTATTCTGATTCCGGATACGATGTTGTTCAGGATTGGAAGTATGCAAAACTTGCGGAGGAAGATGTATGAGTGCCAAAAGGCGGTTTACAGTCAAAGGAGTAATCGGAAGATTCTTTTTCAATCCTAAAGAGTGGAAAATCGACCGTGAAACATCATTTTACTACCGACTGGTGAACCGTGAGACAGGAATGAAAAAATGGGTAAGAAAGGAGTATTTCCATGTTGAAGAAAGAAATTATCCCCATCGTCCGTGCGAATGAAATTTTGATTGCAGGACTGTTAGATGTAGGAATCTTGTATATCGGAGAGGACAACATGATCCACGTAACAGAAGATTGAAAGCCGGAGGAATGAGGAAATGGAAAGGAAAATCAGAAAAATCTTGGTAGAACTAGGGCTGAAACAGTATTTGCCCGGATTCCAGTACATCATCGAGGTTGAAACGCTGATGTTTGAGAACCGGAATAGAAGACTTTCTGAAATCTACCGGATTATCGGAGAGGAACACAGCACAAATGAAAAAAGCGTGTATCAGGCGATCAAGTGGGTTGTTGATAAGATGAACCCAACCACAGAACTATATAAGGAGATCAACGAGACAGATAAGCCGGTATCAATCTATATGTTTGTAAATTCACTGTATTTATATCTTTGGGAGGATAGGAAAAATGAGGATTAAGCACATCTATTTGCAGAATTTCTGTAAATTCTATGGCTCTAACAGACTGAACACAGATATTTACGACCGGACAGAGATTTCCGGAGTGAATGAAACTGGAAAGTCCACAATCAAGAGAGCAATTCAGTACATTTTTGGCTGTCGTGACGAGAACGGCAGAGAGATCAACGGAATCAGACCGCACGATAAGGACGGCAATGACATTGACGGAGATATTACCGCAGAAGTTAACGTGGAGATTGACGGTACAGACAAGGTTCTGAAAAAAGTATGCCGTCAGAACTTCAATAAGAAAGGCGAGTTTACCGGCAACGTCACGGATTACTATGTGAATGATATTCCAAAAAAGGCAGCAGATTTTGAAGCATTTTTGGAAGAGAGTGTATGCGGAAAAGATAAGTTTTCACTTTGCATCAATGCCATGACACTTCTGCTGAAAGGTGGCACGGATCAGAGAGCAATTCTTGCTGATATGTTTGGTCAGCACAGTAATGATGATATTTGCGACATGTATCCGGAGTTTTCACCTCTGAAATCTGTACTGCATGACGGCACGGTTGATGAATTGAAAAAACGTTGCAACACACAGCTTTACGGCACAAGGGGCAGAAATGGCTCTAAGGGGTTACAGGATCAGCTGGATGATATACCAACAAGAATTGACGAGGTTAGCAAGCGTAGAGAAGATATTGACCTTGCGGAACTGGAATTACAGAAGAATGCACTGTTGGAAAAGCTTAATGACAACATTGAGCAGCAGAACGACAATCAGAAGAGTATGAAAGAGTACGACAAGCTTTCAGATGGAATCATTGAGTTAAAAGGTCAGTTGAGCACATTACAGCAGAAAGCAAATGAAAAACTGGATGCTGATAGGCGAGAGAAACGCACAACACTGAATCAGATTCAGAATGAACACCAGAAAGAGTTACTTAAGGCAGATACCATTCGTGAAGAGATCACGGAACTGGAAAAGCGTATCGCACAGTATGAGCAGAAGAGACAGGATTTGAAGAAGAGTTGGGATTTGAATAAAAGCCTTAAATTTGATGAAAACTCTCTGGTTTGCTCCTACTGCGGACAGGAATATCCGGAAGAGAAGAAAGAGCAGTTAAGAACGGAGTTTGATACGCATAAGGCACATGAATTGGAACTGATTACCAAAGAGGGTTCTTCCTGTGCTGACCATATCAAAGAGGATCAGGCAGAACTGGAGCATAAGCGCAAGGAACTGAAAAAGACCGAGGATGAAGTGGAGCGGTTGGAAAAAGAGATTGCTATTGCTGATAATTCCTTAAATTCCATTCCGGCAAGCGTGGATATTTCCAACACAGAAGAATACAAAGCTATCCAGTCACAGATTGCTGAGAAAGAAGCTGCCATGAACCGCTATGCGGATATGCAGAGCATGAGAATTGAACTGAAATGCGCAGAGGAAGAAATTAGGGCAGATATTGAACAGGTAAACAAGAAACTGGCTAGCGTGAGCATTAACGAGAGCATTGATAAGCGGATCGCAGAACTGGAACAGGAGAGAAGAGATATTGCACAGAAGATTACGGATGTGCAGGCACAACTTGACCTGTTAAAGAAATTCAGCCGGAAGAAGAACGAACTGTTGGAAGCTGATGTGAACAAGTATCTTTCTTTCTGTACTGTGCGGATGTTCAGACCGCTTGTGAACGGTGATACCGAGGAATGTTGCGACTTTATCTACAAGGGAGAGCCTTACAGCCGGAACATGAACCACGGTGCGAAGATTCTGACAGAAATCGATATTTGCAGAGCGTTTCAGAAGAAGTGCGGTGTGGAGTTGCCGATTATGACAGACGATACCGAGAGCCTTGACCCTTGGAAGATTCCTGATGTTGACAGCCAGTTAATTATGTTCCGCAGAAGTGATGAAAAAGAGTTGAAAGTGAGGGAAATGTAGATGCCTGATTATGATTTGAACAAGAAAGTGCCTATATCTGGCACAGATTTTACAAAAGCCGTTGCAGATGCCATGAAAACTGAACCGTTTGCAAGTATGGCTAGGGAAGTTACAGGTATAGAAGCAGTTTTCTTTTCTTTTAACGCAAGGGTAGGAAGATTCTTATTTGAGGAAAGGATAAGGGTGGAAAAGTAAATGCAGATTAAGAAAGAAACAGTAATTTCCGTTCTGACAACGAACGGAGAAACAATCAATGTCGGTGACACCGTGATATTCAATTTTGATGACAAGTGTTGCGTGGGTGTGTACATGGGTCTGACAGATCGTGGAGCCTTGAAATTCAAGGGAAAGATTTCCGGTACTGATGTCACATGGAACGTGATGCCTAAGAGCATTATGGAAATTTGCAAGGCTGATGTAAAAGTGAAAAATGATGAATTTGGCAAGTTTATGAACGAGCCGGAAAGTGAGAAATAAGGATATGGAAAAACGTAAATTTAAAGTTGGAGAAAGATACAAAAGCAGAATGATTTTAGACAATGCTGCGCTAATTGAAATCACAGAAATCAATGGTGACTTTGTTTCTTACAAAGATGTCGAAAGAGAAACTAGTGGTAGGAAAATGTTTGAAATTGGTTCTATATTTTCTGATAATTTGGAAAAAGTCGGAAGTGAAACCATAGTAATCTACCGCAATGACAACAAAGTAGTTGCGTTGGACAAGTCCACTGGCGAGAAAGCAGAAGCAAAGTGCAATCCGGCTGATGAATTTGATTTCCGGACTGGCGCAAAGTTGGCTTTTAATCGGCTGATGGGCGAAGATGTGAAGCCTGATAACGGTGTCCGGGAGGTGAAAAGAAAAGCTAAAGTCGGTGAGTACATCAAGATTGTGGATGCGCAACATTGGATGATTACATATAAAAACGGAGATATATTTAAGGTTATTTATACAAGTAAACATGGAGTTGTAATTGAGAAAGATGGAGAACCAGTTACAGCGGCATGGCACATAGAGTACGTTGTCCTTGAAAACTACAAACCGGAAGAGAAAGCGCAGAAAGAGGATGACAGCGAAATCCATGTCGGTGACATGGTAGAGGTAACACGAAGAGGTGGTTGCTATTCAGAATACAATACATGGAGTGGACTTGGAAATTATAGTCAAAATTTTGTTAAGGGAGTTCCTGTTGAAGATGGGATGATTGCAAAGGTTTTGAACATTGCGAAGCATGACAATCCGTATATTCATTTGCCAGACCTTGCGCTTATTCAGAATCCAAAGACAAGCCAGGTATTCATCATCAAAATTGACGGCATCAAAAAGGTAGAAAGGTAGGTATGAGGTATGGCAGAAGAAAAGAAGCAGGAAAACACAGGAATTGTGGAATACGAATCAAATGGGGAAATTGTAAAAATTTCCCCAACAACGGTAAAAAAGTACCTTGTAAGCGGTGGTGGAAACGTATCGGATCAGGAAGTAATGATGTTTATGTCTCTTTGCAGATATCAGCATCTTAATCCTTTTTTGAAAGAAGCATACCTCATTAAGTTTGGAAACAATGATCCTGCTACGATTGTTACCGGAAAAGATGTTTTTACAAAAAGAGCAGATGCAAATCCGAATTATGCAGGAAAAAAAGCAGGAATTATTGTTCAGAAGAAAGATGGTTCCGTGGAAGAAAGAGAAGGCTCTTTTGTCCTTAAAGACGAAACCATTGTAGGCGGTTGGGCGAAAGTGTTTATCAAAGGAAGAGAGACACCGGAGTACCAGTCAGTATCTTTCGATGAATATGTTGGAAGAAAAAAAGATGGAACAATCAACGGTCAATGGTCTAAAAAGCCAGCAACAATGATAAGAAAAGTTGCTGTTGTACAGGCATTAAGAGAAGCTTTTCCGGATAAATTTCAAGGTCTATATGCACAGGAAGAATTTCCTGATGTTTCCGATGTGAAACTTGATGTGGAAAAAGTTGTGGCAGAAGAGGTAAAGGCAAATGCAAACACTATCGAGTTTCCTGACGCAACATTTGAGGAAGTACCGCAGACCGCAGAGACGGACATTGCCAGCGCAGAGACGCCGGATTGCTTTAAGTAGGGAGGACACCATGAGAATTATTTCACAGGACGGTAGAACTGATATTCCATATGAAAATTTTTGCTTTGGAATTACAAAAGATAATTCCATTGTTGCGATAAGAGATACCATTGCCAGACCCTCAGAAATTGCGCATGGCGTTGTAGCTACATATTCCAAAGAAGAAAAATCGAAGAAAGCTATGGAAATGCTTAGAAAAGCATACGTTGGTATGCCGATTCTTTTTCAAAATGTTGAAATTACAGAAGATGTGGTAAAACAGTTTGAAAAATTGAAAAATAGTGGAATTATAGTTCAAACCATGAACAATGAGCCATCAAAAGTTGAATATGTAAATAACTGCATATTTCAGTTTCCAAAAGATGACGAAATTGAGGTAGAAACATGAAGCTAAAATGTTTAGGATCCGGTTCTTCAGGTAACTGCTATCTTCTAACGGCAGATAACGGTGAAACACTTTTACTGGATGCAGGACTTCCTATCATGGACATAAAACGTGGTCTTAACTGGAATATTAAGTGTGTTGTGGGTGCGATATGCACCCATACGCACAAAGACCACTCATTATCAGTACAAGACCTTGAACACATGGGGATACCAGTATTTAAGCCGTATGAGAGTTTAGAACCTATGGAAATAGGTTTTACTGGTGGACAAATAATGGCATTTGAACTGACAACACTGGACGGCAAATGGACGCACACGAATGCAGACGGTACGGAATGTCCTTGTTATGGATTTTTGATAACACATCCGGAAATGGGAAAATTGATTTATGTAACTGACACGGAATTTGTTAAGTGGCGGTTCCATGAAGTAAACCACATCCTTATTTCATGTAACTATCAGAAGAAGTACATTGCAGAGGATTCCAACGATGCTAAGAAATCCCATGTGTACCGTGGTCATATGGAACTGGAAACGGTAAAAGAATTTGTCATTGCGAACAAAACAGATAGCTTGCAAAACGTCATATTGTGCCATTTAAGCCGAGATAATGCAGAACCCAGTGAATGTGTCGCAGAGGTCAAAAAGATTGCTCCATTGGCGAATGTGGACTATGCGGCAGCAGGAAAGGAATGGATTTTAAGGAATGGAAAGGAGTGTCCGTTTTGAGTAAAAGAGTATTAGATGCTTGTTGCGGAAGTAGAATGTTTTGGTTTGATAAGCAAAATCCGGATGTTGTTTTTGCAGATAACCGAGAACTGGAAACTACTTTATGTGACGGAAGAACACTTCTTATTAAACCGGATATAAAAATGGATTTTCGTAATATGCCGTATGAAGATAACAGCTTCAAAGTGGTTGTTTTTGACCCTCCACATTTGATTCATGCCGGAGTGAAATCTTGGTTAAGACAAAAATACGGAGTACTTCCGGAAGATTGGCCAACATATTTAAAGGCAGGCTTCGATGAATGTATGAGAGTTTTAGAGCCGGACGGACTACTTATATTCAAATGGAATGACCAACAGATATCTTTTTCAAAGGTTCTGAAAGTATTCGGACAAAAGCCGTTACTTGGAGACCAAAGAGGTATGACAAGATGGGTAGTTTTTATGAAGTGATTAAAAAGGAGAAGTGCGTATGAGTGGTGGAAGTTTTGGTTATTTGTGCTACAAAGATGTTTCTGAGTTAATGGAACCGTCAGGTATCTCCGAACTTGAAAGCATGGTTCAGCACTTACAGGCGTATGGTTACGAGGACATAGCACGAGATACACAGCGGTTGATTGAGTATATCCAGTCGGCAAGTATCAGAATTGAGGTTTTGAGTGAGAATCTTAACGGTGTTTTCCATGCGGTAGAGTGGCATGGGAGTGGAGATATTCGCAGAGATACCATGATTGCAGAACTGGAAAAGTACAGAAATGGTGGTGCGAATGGCTGACACATTTTATAGACCACTTACACCACAATTAAGAAGTGAAATAATGCAGAGCATTGATTCTAACATATCCGAACTGAATACCTGTCAAAACAATTCTTTAGTCAATATGCAAAAGACAGGATATGGGGCATTGAGAAATATTATAAATGCTTTGCCGGACGGATATTTGATTCCATTTGAAAGGCGGTGAAGTGGTTGGCTGATTGGAAGAATGTAGCAAAGGCAAAAGCCATAGAGAAAAATAACCGTGATCGAATACTGGCTGTTAATCCTCATATGGATGAAAAAAGCGGAATCTATTTTCTGACAAGGAAAGATGAGGACGGTTTTCGATATGCCTATATCGGGCAAGCGGTAAATCTGCTTTCAAGGCTTGCCGGACACCTTAAAGGCTATCAGCACATAGACCTGTCAATCAAAAGTCATGGTCTGTATTCCACAGACAACATCTACGGTTGGAAAATAGGTTTTATGCATTATCCGGCTGAAGAGTTAGATAAGTGGGAACAATACTGGATAAAAAAGTATGCTGACGGTGGTTATCAGCTTCGCAACAAGACAGCCGGTGGTCAAGGTGATGGAAAGAAGCAGATCGCAGAGTACAGACCGGGAAAAGGTTACCGTGATGGACTGACACAGGGCAGAATCAACCTTGCAAGGGAACTGGCGAACATAGCTGACAAACATTTGGTTATCAGCCTTAAGCCGGAGAAACAGAACAATTCCATATCACAGAAGCAGTTTGCGAAGTTCATGGAACTTCTACATGGAGAAAAGGACGGTGAATAATATGAAAGTATATATTACAAAATATGCACTTAGTACTGGAATCATAGAAACTGACGATGCAGAGATTTGTTCAAATATTTCCGAAGATATGATAAGTTCTAAAAAATATGGAACTTTTCACGGAAATGATTGGCACAAAAAGAAGGAAGACGCAGTTTTAAGGGCAGAAGTAATGAGAATAAAGAAAATTGAATCATTAAAAAAACAAATTGAAAAATTTGATAAAATGAAATTTTCTTTGTAGAGTTCAAGCATCACAGAACTTGGAGGTGATACATAAAATGCCAAAACGATATGACAATCCGCAGGAAATTTTGAAAATCATGCGGCAGACAGAACTTTTGAGACAATCAGCAGAAAGAAGTCCATTCACTGGGATACTGACACTGTTCTGTTATACCTTGTGGAAAGACTACAAGTACTCACAGACGAAACTTTCCGACTTCTGTGGTAAATTTACCGAGTACAACGAAAAGTACGAGAATGAGCCTTATACGGAGTTACAGAATAGGCTTAACGATTTTGCAGACTGGACGATTGAGTACAAGGAATTTACAGAAGCTGATTATCCACATTACAAGTCGGTTGTAGCGCAGAACTGCATACGGGAACAGGTCAGATGTAACAACATTATCAATGAGTTGTCCACAAGGTACATACTATATGGAATGGTAATTCTTATGGAAGATGGTTTTGGTAAAAAGAAACTTACGAATTTCAAGGATAAGTTTTCAGACCATATGGACAAAGCAGGAGACAAATGCAATGGAAAAGATTTCATGGACTTGTGGAAAGAACTGGTGGAAAACACCGGAATCTATATAGAGAAGCCTATTTTTGAGTAAGGAGTTCTAAATGGCAGAAAAACGAATGTTCAGTTCAAAAATAATTGAGAGTGATGCTTTTTTGGATATTCCTGCTACGGCTCAAATGCTTTATTTCCATATCTGCATGAACGCTGATGATGACGGATTTGTAAACAATCAGCGGAAAATTATAAGGATGTGCGGTGCTTCAGATGATGATTTGAAAGTGCTGATAGACAACAGATTCCTGTTATCTTTTGATAGCGGTGTTGTACTTGTAAAGCACTGGCGCATTCACAACTACATTCCACCGGATCGTTACAAGCCATCGTGCTATGTGGATGAAAAAAGCAAAATAGGTGTAAAGCTAAACGGATCATATACCACAGACCCTAAAAAGATGGTTTCTCCAGTAGAGGGAAATCCAAAGAAGCGTTGTTACGAC